TATCATTCAATTATTGTATTGTAGGGTATATAATATACAAGAGAAAAGGGCACTCACAAGAAGTAAATGCCCTTTAAAGAGATTAGCCCTCAAACGAAGAATTATCAAATGAGAGACAAATGATATTCTTAGGTTTGTTAGCGTCTGTTTCGTAATTAAAGAACGAAGTGGAAGTATGAGACGCCTTGGTTAAATCACAAGTCAATTCATTTCTAGCAACTAATTTATCAAAGTAATCATCAGTCGTTAGATATGACATTAATGCGTTTACCATACCATTAGATGATAAATCAAAACTATCATCTTTTACCTCAATGAACAATTTCATAACTTTATCCCCTGCAACTGCTGGGATATCATCTTTGCCTTTACCATTATTAGTTTTCATAGGACGAAACTTTAATGGTTTAGAACTGCTATCTAAATGTTGTTCAAATTTATCTACTGTATTCATTACTAACTCACTTTCTCGCCAATAAGACGATGTTTTTTAAACTTAATGATTGAGAAATCTCAACCATACTTATAAGAAAATATAAGCAAAAAGGTAGGTGGGTGCTATATATAAGACCCATACACATTCTAGTTGCATTTTTAAAAAATGAGTTGTAAATTTTTAACTATGAAGATTCCAAAGAAGATGTTGTTTGAAATGGTTATGTCAGGTAAGCTGCAAAAATTTGACGAAAAAAAAGATTGTTGGATAAAAGTAAAGTTTGATCCAAACGATGAGGAACATATTCAGATTAAGATGCAGCACTATGCTCAGGCTGAAATAGATTTTGTATATGAGGCAATGCAGATGGGAGTTACAATATTTAGAGATTTGAACTAGTAATACTTATAGTATAAATACGCAAGTAAGTTGCTAAGTATTACTTAAAGTATACTAACAAAAAATGAGGATGTCAAGTAAAAAATGATAACAGGTAAAAAAAGTACTAAGAAACCTACTATTAAAGAAATGGCAGGAATGATCGGAGCCTTGATGGTTCAGATAGAACAACTGAAGTTACAGATTTACAACGGTGATAAGGCCCTAGATGAATATATGGACATGAAAGGTGACAAAGAAGATTTTATAAAATTTTTAGAAAAAAAATATCCGTTAGATGATAAAGATAACAAGAAGACTGAAAGCAAATAACTTTGAATCCACTGATTATGAAGTATTTCCCAAACAAGAATTTAAGAAACTGGGTAAGAAATACAAACATTGGAACAAATGTAGCCCTGGTGATTGGGGAGTTAGTGATGATGGTTATGTGGCTGAGTGTTTACAGCGTAACATTTACGGTACAAGCA